CACATCTATGTAGGTTGTCACCTTCCTACTTACTCCCAGTTAAGAGAGTCTTTGTACCTGGACACCAGATAATTCCGCCAGAACTGCGGTACAAAACTATTATAACACAACTCCAAAAGTTGTGTTATAATTTTAAAAAATCAGTAGCAGGTGACCATAATGAAGACGATTTGTATCAAGGTAAAGTTATCGCCAGAACAGGAGAGAGAGTTTAGTAATGCCACTCAAGAACTGGAGTGGATATGGAATTTCAGTTTAAAGACGTATATACATAACCACTGTGTAAAGTGGTATGAATGGGCTACGGGGATAAAAGTCAAGATAGACAAGGCATTAGCGGAGATAGAGAAGTTACCTCCAGAACAGAAGGAGTTTGTGTATAACTATTTCTTAAACCCAAGTTTAAGACCGTCTAAAATGACGCAACAACAGAATAAACTTGTAGATAAAGAGGTATACAAGATACTAACCATGTGGTCTCCCTTCGACTTTGATGGCATAACAAAAGTACCATTAAGGTTGTCAGAACGTTCCGCATATATTGGGGCAAGTTGTGCTATAGCGGAAGGTGGTTCTTATTGGATATCAGAGATAATAGAGGAGAAGGATGAGTCTGGGGAGGTTATTAAACACAGGAAATGGAAGTTGGTTAATGGGAAACCGTATATGCCAATAAATAAGAAGGAGCATAGTTATCCCTTAGTGCCTTCTGGACAGTATAAAGACCGGGAGATAATAGACTGGACGGACTTGGTGGTTAAAGCTGTTTTGACATCCGTAAGGGAATCTGAGGGACTATCACCTTTAACACTGCATTCTAACTATATTAACGGATTAGTGAGTCAAAATGGTAGTTTCCAAAAGTCATGGTCTGCTTTCTTGGATGTAAAGAGGATGCAGTCTAAACGTCCTAAATTTAAGAATGAGGAGTACAAGCTTAATACTTTATTAAATTTATACCCACCAACCATCTCAGAGGATGAGGATTGGATAGAGGTCAGACAACTAGGAAAACTGGAGGTAATAGACCGTAATTGGCGTAAACGTATGGGAGGAGACTCACTGCGTAGTCATTGTATTACCAAGAAGAGATCTGGGTATTACGTAAACATAACCACGGAACACCCATTGCACTCAGAAAAAACCGTCCTTCTTAAACAACTAGCAAAGATTAAGAAGGAACAAGGCAAGGATAGCCAGGAGTACCTAGACTTGGAAGCTACGATAGCATCCATGACTGAGAAGATTAGGGGTTCTAAGGTTAAACCCAAGAACAAAGAACTTGCCGTTGGTATTGACCCTGGTATTAATGCCATCATAGCCACAGACCAAGGTGATTTATATATGCCTAATCTCTCTAGGGAACGCATAACTTTCCATATAGAGAAATTACAGGCTAAGTTAAAGCACATGCAAGATGTTAATGACAAGGTTTGGAGGCAAGAGAACCAGCGTCAGCTAGAGGATGGGGAGAAGCTGGAAATTAAGACAAAGAGACCAAAGACCAACAATGAGTTAAAATTAGAACACAAGATAGCAAGACTACATGAACGTGGTGCTAGTTCTTCTAGGCACTTTAACCACAAGTTATCTAGTCGTATTGCTAGAACATATAAGCACGTATGCTGGGAAGATACTAAGATAGAGAACTTAATGAAGTCACCCAAAGCAAAACCGGATTTATCTGGTATTGGCTATCTTCCTAATGGTGCTGCTGCAAAACGTAGCTTAAACTGGTTATTTAAACAGCGTTGTCTGGGAGACTTGAAAGAGCGTACTAAGCAGAAAGTGCTGGAGTATGGTGGTGTATGGCATGACTCAGCACCTAAATATTCATCCCAGAAATGTCATTGCTGTGGTTATACGGAACCATTGCAAAGAGATGGTAGTAATTTTACGTGCAAAAATGAAGCATGTAAAATGTATGGTATATCTCAAAGTGCCGATGTTAACGCGGCTAGAAACCATAAGAAATCTGTGTTTGAGCTAGGAGAGGTTAAATACCATAATTTAAGCTTAGAATATAATGTTTCCGCACGTTGGAAACATAGAAATAGGAACAAGGTAAAACCCGTTGTTTCCGTTACTAAGCTGCCTACCACAAGCACTCCCGTTCCTAATAAACCTAAATGAACTAAGTTATTGACAATATGAGTTATCAATTTAAATCACCTACCGCCAATCCCGTGTTTTTCCGGACTTATAGCCGTTTGACTCCAGATGGTAGGGAATCATGGCAAGATGTGTGTAAACGCACCATATCTGGTATGTCTGAACTAGGACGTTTTACACCAGAGGAACGGTTGCTGTTAGCTAAACAGCAGGAAAAACTAAAGGTACTTCCTTCTGGGAGGTGGCTTTGGGTTGGTGGTACTAAGTGGATTGATAATCCCAAGAATTATCCAGGTGCTTATAACTGCACGTCCACCAACTTGGAGGATTGGGAATCCTTTGCGCTAATGATGGATTTAGCCATGATGGGTTGTGGTACAGGTGCAATTATTGAGCCTAAGTATTATCAAAAGTTACCAATAGTTTACAACCAAATAGAGATTAAGGTTGATAACAATCCCGGAGACCACTTAGTCAGAACGGAACATACCATACACATTCTGGATTACCAGAATAGAACTTCCCATATAACAGTGGGTGATAGCCGCAAAGGTTGGGTTGACGCTTATGCGGCTCTTCTAAGTCTTTCCTCTGATATAGAGTTCATAGGCAAGGTGTCTGTAACCATTGATGTTGGCTCAATCCGTAAATCTGGAGAAAGACTTAAACAATTTGGAGGCATTGCCAATCCATCTAAGATTAAAGACCTATTCTATAGGTGTACCAGCATACTAAACAAAGCAGTTGGTAGGCAACTTACCTCAGTGGAATGCTGCTTACTGATAGATGAAGCCGCTAGTGTGGTAGTGGCAGGAAATATACGTAGAAGCGCTGGTATGCGTCAATTCTCATCAGAGGATGAGATGGCAGCGGTAGCAAAAGACAATCTATGGCAACAGGATGAGTCTGGTAGTTGGCGTATAGACCCTGACAGAGATGCCTTGCGTATGGCAAACCACACCAGGGTATTCCACAGCAAGCCAACATTAGATGAGTGTATAGAAGCGGTACAAAAACAGTATTATAGTGGAGAAGGTGCTATACAGTGGGCTGGAGAAGCTGTAGCCCGTGCCAATGCCGACTTGCTGATACACCCAGAAGTCAGAAGTGATTTTATTAAAGCGTATAGTCATGGAGCGGCAGATATTTGGTTTATTACCTATTTTCCCACCATTAAAGAGTCAGAAATACAAGAAAGACTTAGTAGATATGGTCTAAACCCCTGTGGTGAGATTATTGGTAATAATTTCTTCTGTAATCTATCTGAAGTCCATTTAAACACATTAAATCCACAGAATAAGTGGGAACAGGAAGAGGCATTTAAAGCAGGTGCTTTATCTGTAGCAGCGTTATTACACCATAATTTTACAGTAGAAAGATACCGCAAAAGCCGGGAGGCAGACCCAATTGTTGGAGTGTCCTTTACCGGTCTATTTGACTTCTTTGTAAACGCATTTGGAGTTAAGTGGCTGCAATGGTGGGAGCAAGGTAGACCACAAACGCAGGAAGGACTTGACTTTAAGGTTAAGGAGCAGGAGTACCTATCTTCCTGGAAAAAGATAGTACATGATACCGTCTGGGCATATTGTGACAAACATGGGCTAAAGCGTCCTAACAGATGCACTACAGTACAACCCAGTGGCACAAAATCCTTATTAACAGGTGCTTCCCCTGGTTGGCATCCTCCCAAAGCACAAAGATATATCCGACGGATTACATTCCGTAAGAACGACCCAGTGGCAAAAGCCTGTTTAGATTACGGCTACAGTGTCATACCATCACAGTCTGACAAAGATGAATACGGTAATCTACTAGATAATCCATTTGACTCCCGTTGTACTGAGTGGTTGGTGGAAATCCCAGTGGCTGTTAACTGGGCTGCATTACCAGGAGCAGACAAAATAGATGTGTCCAAATTTTCTGCTTTGGCTCAGTTTGATTTCTATATGCAAGTACAGAAATTCTATACAACCCATAACACCTCAGCAACCTTGGAATTAAGAGCTAATGAGATAGAACCTCTTGCTATGCGCATATACAATGCCATTAAGGGGGATGAAGGGTATATTTCCACAGCATTATTAGCAAGATTTGATGACTTACAAACTTTTCCGCGTTTACCATTTGAACCCATAGACGAACCCACTTACAACAGGTTAGTCCAGGAAGTGGAGGAAAGGCGTATCACAGAAGACTTTCAGTTTGCATTATCCATTTATGACACAGGTGAGCAGCCGGAATCTGGCCCAGCTGGTTGTGATTCTGATAAATGTATGCTACCGTCAATATAGGTTTTTCCTGCTCAACACTTGGCTTTAACTTTAGTGGTTATCAGCTAAATGTTAAACCCTACGACTTAACTGCCGTAGGGTTTTGTTTTGGTTTCCCATATTCTGTTGTACTGTTCCCATCGGATTGACATATATGTTCCGCACCCTCGTTCCGTCTCCCATCGGTTCCATTCCCACGGGCTGGTTCCATCGAGCTCCCATGTTCCATTCCCACGGGCTGGTTCCCATCGTACCGACTTCTCCGGTCGTATTCATTTGCCTTTGAGATTGTGTGCCATTATTCCGGCACATCTATGTAGGTTGTCACCTTCCTACTTACTCCCGGTTAAGAGAGTCTTTGTACCTGGACACCAGGTAATTCCGCCAGAACTGCGGTACAAAACTAGTATAGCATAAATTTTGGAGTTGTGTTATAATTTTAAAAAATTACGCAGGAAAGGCAAAAATCATGACTACGATGGTAACAATACCAATTCCCAAGAATTTTCCACAACAACTGGTACATCCAACACTGGTTAAGATGGAGAATATATGTAAACACTATTTCAAGGATAACCACCAGGAACTGTACAGGTGGATGTTTAAGATTGTGTGGGATGATGCCACACAAGAGTTTCACTGGGATTTGTTGCAGGAAATGTTAGACCGTTATCTAGGTAAATGGGATACCATCCAGGTTTTCAAGGTTAAAAGGCAATTATCTTATCGTCTTCCCTTGACGGTTGTTAATTGCGGCAACCACGTACATATATTTAATGGTTACAATTGTTCCCATCGTACTGACTTCTCTGGTCGTTCCCGACCCCTGCCTTTGGAATCCTTACTGTGATTGGGTTCTGCAGCCGATTTGCGAGGTTTGTTTGATGGTGTGCCATGTTTCCGGCACATCTATGCGGATTGTCACCTCACCGCTTACTCCCGGTTAAAAGAGTCTTTGTACCTGGACACCAAGTAATCCCGCCAGAACTACGGTACAAAAATATTATAGCATAATTTTTGGAGGTATACACATTTTCAAAATTTGTGTTATATTATCTGTACCGCAGTTCGGGCGGTTAGTAGCTAACTTGGTAATACGCTAAAGATAGTTGCTTATGACTTTCTTAATGGAAGTAAGTATGAACGGTAACGTCATACACAGATTACCCAGAACAATGGGTAACATCATTACGAAATCTAGGACTTCACACAAAATCTGATAACGTAAAAGAGTGTTAACAGCTTGTGCCTAATAAATAGGTTTCGTGTTACGTAGTCGAGTTGCAAAATGGTGAAGCAATGATTGGTGTTAATCAACCTTTGCTTAAACATAAACATAACAGTAGAATAACAACAATCGCAGCCATATTGAACTAAGCCATATTGAACTAATTACGAGTTTTTAACGCCAGGAGCGTAAAGATTACTTTAATTAGCGAGTGTGCTTAACCGGTTTGTAACTTAGTTTTTTGGAGCGTTATGTTAATAAGAAGTGTACTATCAGGGGTGGTACTTAATCAAAATGCAATTAAAAGTTGGCTAGGATGACAATCCAGTAAGAGTTAACATGAAGAGCGACCACAGATGATGAGAACAAGACATGAAAAAAGAGTTTGTAATCAGGAAAATATTTGAACCGGAAGTGATACATGCCGCTACACTAGCTTCCGGGGTGATAGGTGGTAAAAAGATGGTTAAGATACAGCAGTTTCAACATACTAATAAAGAACACCTACTACTACTCATAGAAGATTGGCAGAATAAGCATAATTATGTTGGTGTATACCGCATAAGCTGTATTGGAACCAAGCAGGAAGTTGTGAAGTGGGTTAAGGAACGCGTCAAGAATGCCTACCAAAAACATCATTGTCTATGGTTGAACGAATTACCTATCTCGGATTAGGCAATTATAGCTATAGTTAATATATTAAAATTATGAATTTAGGTGAATTGATAGTTGAACTGAGCCTGGATTCCACTCAGTTTGCACAAGAATTAGATAAGGTTAAACAGAACTCCGTTGCGTCTATTAAAAAACTAGAAAAAAGTTTAGATAAGGGTTTTAATCTAAAGATTAATACGTCTAGTCTTGACAAGTTAAATAAAAGCTTAGAAAATACTCTAAATAAGTATAATACAATTAATCAATATTTTAAGGCAAACCCTATAGTAGTTAGTGTTGACAAAACACAAGTTGATGATTTAAGTAAGACTTTAACAAATATAAAAAGAAAGGTCAATATAAAAACAGAGCTATCTAGTACATCCAGGAAGGAAAGCGTCAAGGCAGGAGAGGATGTAGCTGATGGCTTTGTTAAAGGTGCGGAAACTATCAAAACTAAAAAAACTAAAGTTGTAAATGAGTTTAAAGAGATAATAAACGACATTAAAGATGTATTCTCAATATCTTCCCCTTCCAAGGTAATGGAAGCTATTGGGTTGGACTTAGGTAAGGGGTTTGAAAATGGTGTAATTGCGTCAATGCTTTTGGCTTCTAAGCGAATTTCAGACGCTTATGAAAAGACATTAGATAAGATTATTAAAAGTCCAAAGGCAACACAGACGCAAAAGCAGTCTGCCAAAAACCTGCAAGGAGAGGTACAGAGAGAGCTAGAGCTATATGCTAAGTTAATGAGAGAGGACAGAATGCCTTTCCCAGAAGAGCAGAAGCAAGCAGCTAAGGATATATTAGATAAAGCGCAACAAAACGCTAAAAAAGCAGGACTTAAAACAGAAGAGATTAGGGCTTTAGCGCAAGCAGCCAAGAAAGAAGCGGATGCTATTATTAGTCCTCCCAAAAATGCAGGTAACGTAGCTAACTTTGAGGAGTTCAAACAAGAGTTCTTAATAATTTATAACGACTTAATGCAGCAGAATGCTGGTGAAGATAAAATTTATAAAATTAGAAGGGAGATGGAGAGTAAAGGTAAAGTATCTGATAAAGATAGCTTTAATGAATACTTTCGGGACTTACTAAATGATGAAGAGCTTGGCTTAACTATATACAATGGCTCTATACAGGGAGATTTTGCATTAAATCCAAAAGACCGGTTTAAGGATATTTTTAAGTATGATAAAGTTGAATATGAGAAAGCGCTAGATGACTCTTACCATTTTGGCGATGAAAGAAGAACACGTATTCAAGGATTTAATCCTGATTTTGATTTAGAAGCATATATAGCCAAAATACAATCAACTTCTCCTGTAATTCCTGCTCCTAGCCCGCAATCGGTCAAGAAGGAACCAGTTGAGAAAGAGTCAGTTAACAAGGAACCAGTCCAGAAGGAGGTAGTTCAGAAAAAATCAGT